AATCACCCAGGGGGTACTCATGAAATCAAGAGGTTATAGGAAGTGGTGTGGTGCTTCCATCGCCAGTGGGAAGCACCGGGGAAGCACGAGATGGCAGCTTCCACCGCCAGGCTGCAGCAGGGAGAGTACTGCTGCAGCGGTATCATGGGTATCGGCGTGTCTCTGCATTGGTTCTACAAGTGGCACGCCTCGAGTGATGACTCCCCATGGATAAATCCAGGGGGTTTACGGGCGAGCTGCTAAAACGGCCCGTCGTGGGTGAGCGGGGCCAGCGTCCCGGCCTGGTACGCCTGCCAGCGCTCTTCGAGTTGCGTCAGACAGGACAGCGCCTCCCCTTTCTGCCCGGCGTAGGGCGGCCGCTCCAGCGTGGCACGCAGGGCGGCCAGGACGTTGGTGATACGCTGCTCCGGGGTGATCGTGGACATGGGTCGCTCCTCTGTGAGGGAAAGGGGGAGGCGCGCTCCCCCCGTAGTGTTATTTCGCTGGGTGGCGGCTCGGGCAGTAGGAGCCGTCCGCCAGCTTTTTCGTACAGAAAAATGTGCCAGGCGCTTTGGTGCTCGCCTTCATCGCGCCATGGTAGGTACACGTCGGCGCCGCATGCCCCCCATCCGACGCGCCGGTCGCCAGTGCCGGGGCCTTTGGCGTATCGAAGAGCGCGTGCACGGCGTCGAAGTGGCGCTGGAACTCCTCCAGCGTCATGCCACGCGCGGTGAGCTGCGTGTCGATCCCGCGCACGGTGCCCTTGAGACACGCCGAAAAGAGGGCTTCCGGGAGGAGGGCAGACGCGGAGAAGGGGTGACGCGGCGACGCGGGGAAGGTCTCTCCCGTCGCCGCGTCCCCGTGTCCCCGTGTCCCCGCGTCTGTCTTCTGCGCGAGCACCTCCCCCGCGCGTTTGTAGAGCTGCACCGCCAGTTTATGCTTGCAGTACCCCTGCGGCGCTTTCGGCGCGTCCATACACGTGCACGCGCCATTCACGCGGTACCAGGTCTGTCCGTCGCTCGAGAGCACTTGCGCATGCCGGCCGTCCTCGCCCAGCCAGACATGGCGGTGCAAACAGAGCGCCGTGGCTCTCTCCAGGTGGCCGTGCAGGCTCTTGTCGAGCCTCGCGTGCGCCAGCTCACTCACATGGAGCACCGCGTCACGAAACGTCCTGATGCGCTCCTCTCCCAGGGTCAACTCCATGATGCCTGCTCCTTGATGCGAAGATCGACCGCCAGCCGCCAGGCCCGCTCTTGCTGCCTGGCCAGCCGGTTGGCGACATGCTTGTTGCGGGCCACGAGGCGGTATTCGACCGTGTGGCCCTTGTAGGTGAAAGTGTAGTGGTAGACGCCCATGCTCTACCACCGCTGCATGTCGGGGATGTCGCCCTCGTCGCAGTACTGGGGCTGCGTGGTCTGGCTACACGTGTGCACCAGCCCGCCACGGCCCTGGTCCTCCGCCCAGCGTTGATCGGCGGTCTCGACGTGGTCGAGGAGCTGCAGATGGATGTCCGTGTAGGACACCAGGAGCGCCTCACGCTCGCCCTCGCAGCGGAAGAGATAGCCGCTACCGTTCACGAATTCGGCGGTGCCGTAGAACTCCCCGTAGGTGGCGTAGTGGACAATTTTTGTGGTGCGTGATACCGTTGCCATAATCTTCTCCTGATACGTAGGGGTGAAGGTTCGAGGCGCGGTGTGCATCTTTGCCGGGTGAGCACCGCGCCTTTGTTATACGCTAATTGTCACAAAATTTTGTGAAATATGCAAGGGCTGAAGAGAGGAAAATTTCACAATTTTTTGTACAATAATCCAGGCAATTGTTGTACAATTTTTTGAGAAATGGAGGACAGAGATATGCCGCAGCATGACCTCTCGACGGATCTCTACATCACGGACTTTTATACCTGGTGCCTGGAACAAGCCGCGCTCCTGGAGGCAAGGGACGCGGACGCGCTTGATTGGGATAACCTGGCGGAGGAGCTGAAGGTTTTGGCGGGTTCCGAGCGGCGCGCGCTGCGCCACCATCTGCAGGGGCTCATCCTGCATCTGCTCAAGTGGCAGTATCAACCCAGCATGCGCCAGACCGGGCATAGTTGGGAGACGTCAATCCGCAACCATCGACGCGAGGCCCGCTATCTCCTCGAAGACAATCGCGGGATGCGGCAACACGTGCCCGAGATACTTACGCGGGCCTACCATGACGGTCGCGACGACGCCCGCGACGAAACACGACTGCCGCTTACCACCTTCCCAGCGGCCTGCCCGTGGACGCTCGATCACATCCTCGATGAGGACTTCTGGCCCTAGGAGGATGGCACGATGCATCTTGGTGTACGGGTACGACAGGAACGGGAACGCCAGGGGCTCTCGCGGGAGGAGCTGACGCAGCGCATGCCGGACGACATGCGGATGCATACCAATACGCTGTGGAACATCGAGGTCGGGCGGACCAAGAACCCCCGCATGGATCAACTGCAGGCGCTGGCGCAGGCGCTCGGCGTTTCTGTGCCCTATCTCATGGGCGAGACAGACGAGCCTGGCCCTGGTGGACGACGCAGACCGCGCAAGGAAGACCCCACGCATGGAACCGTCTGATACCCCCTGCGAACTCTGCGGCGATGTGACGCCCGGCGCGGCGCGCTACGACGACCCCGACCAGGGCTGGGACGCGCTGTGCCTGGCATGCTGGCAGCTGCAACAGCCGCCGGACCCGGACCAGGCGGCCCTGCGTGATCGGCACTCCCTCGCCCGGGTGGCCCTGCGCGCGCAGACCACGGCCGAGACGCTCCGCGCGGCCCTCGTCCAGGCGACGCGTGCGGCGCAGCTCTTCGCCGCCGTGTGGCAGGTGGAGGCGCACCCGGAGGACGAGGGTGACACCGCCCCTTGACCCCCCGCGCTGCGCGTGGCATGCTCCTGCGTAAGGAGCATGCGTATGGCCAAGCCGTTACCCAGCGCGCTATTTCCCACAATTTCCCACAGTAAAAAACGCGCGTTGCTCCTGGCCTATGCCGAGACGGGACGCTTGCGGGAGGCGTGTCGTGCGGCGGCCATGGATCACAAACTCCATTATTACTGGAAGCGCACCGATCCCGACTACGCGGCCGCCTACGAGGAAGCGCAGCAGATCGCTGGGGAGCTGCTCGAAGAAGAGGCGATCAGGCGGGCACACGGCTGGGAAGAAACCCACTACACCATGGCTGGTACGCCCTACACGGTGACCAAACACAGCGATACCCTGCTCATCTTTCTCCTCAAGGGCGCCATGCCTCAGAAGTACGGTGACAAGGTGACGCACACCGGCAAAGACGGCGGCCCCATCGACGTGCGCGGCCTGGCCGATCTCCTCACCCACGCGCGCAACGGCAGCCATGCCACCGACTAAATCCACGAGGCTGCCCGCGCCCATCGAGGCGTACCTGGAGCTGCGCACGCTCTGGCGCGACAGCCCGCTCCTCTACGTGCGCCAGCGCTTTGACGTCGAGCCCTCCGCCCAGCAGCGGCAGATCCTCGATGCCATCCTCCCCCCAGGCGCGAAGGTCTCCGTGCGGTCTGGCCATCTCACCGGCAAGTCGAGCAGTGCGTCGTGGATTATCTACTGGTTCCTCGAAACCCACGACTTCGCCAAAATACCCTGTACCGCCCCCACCGCACATCAGCTCGCCGACGTCCTCTGGGGCGAGCTGCGCAAGTGGCAGCGTGCCGCCGATGAGGCCAGCGCGCGCCGGGGTGATCCGCCGTATCTGTGGCTCTCCCACCTCTTTACGCTGAAAATGGACAGCCTCTATGACCCTGGCGCGAGGGATTGGGCCGCGCTGGCCCGGACGGCCCGGCCGGAAAATTCCGACGCCCTCCAGGGCTTTCACGCCGAGCATCTCCTGTACGTCCTGGATGAGGCCTCTGGCATCCCCGAAACGGTGTTCGAGGTCGCCGAAGGCGCGATCGCCGGGAAACACAATCGCCTGCTCATGCTCGGCAACCCGACCCGCACCAGCGGCACGTTCTACCAGTCGCACCACAAAGACCGTGGCGCCTACACGACGATTCATCTGCGCTCCGCTGACAGCACGCTCCCCACTGCAGATCCCGACTACCGCGCCAGACTCGTGCATAAATGGGGGGAAGACTCGAACGTCGTGCGCGTCCGTGCGGATGGCGAGTTTCCCCGGCAAGAGGATGATATCCTCATCGCCCTCGACCTCACCGAACCGTGTACGACCCGGGAGCGGGTGGCCGGCGTCGGGCCGCGCAAGCTTGGCGTGGACGTGGCGCGGTTTGGAGCGGACCGCACAGCGCTGGTCCTGCGTCAGGGCCGTCTTGTCGACCACATCGCCATCTACGCCCGGCAAGACACCATGGTCACCGTGGGCCGCGTCGTGGCCGTGCTGGAGGCCTGGCAGGTGGACGAAATCGACGTCGACGTGATTGGTCTGGGCGCGGGCGTGTATGATCGCCTGGCGGAACTCAAGAGCCAGGGGAAGATCACGGCGTGCGTGGTGGCCGTGAACGTCTCCAACGACCCGCCGGTGCAGCCGCGCAAGGGGGAGCCTCGGCCCCGCCTCATGCGCGATTATCTCTGGCTGGAGATGGCGCGCTGGTTGCGCGAGGAGGCGCCGGTCTTTGGAGCGGACGACCGGGAGGCCTGCGAGGACCTGGCGGGCGAGCTCGCCAGCGTACGCTACCGCCTGGACAGCGAAGGGTGTATAGTCGTGGAGGACAAAGACGGGATGAAACGACGCCTGGGGCATAGTCCAGATCTGGCGGATGGGCTCGGCTGTACGTTTGCGCCAGAGACGGGCAGACGCATCCGTGCCTGGTAGGAGAGACCGATGTCCGAGACCAATGGCCACACCATCTCCCCTGGCCTCCTGCGCCAGTTCGCGGCGGCCACGGTCCGTACACTCCAGGAGGCCTTCGCGCCCTGGCGGTGGCATAGTCGCCGCAACCTGCCCCAGGTCCTGGGCTACAAACCGACCCTCACCTACGCCGACTACAAGCAGTGTTATGAGCGCCGGGACCTGGCACACCGCCTCATTTGCGCCTACCCGGAAGCCACCTGGAGCCAGCCGCCGACCGTCCAGGAAGACGATCAGGATGATGTCGAGACGCCATTCGAAGCCGCCTGGCGCGGGCTGGTGACCCGCCTGGGCATCTACGCCCGGCTGGTCAGGACGGACATCCTCGCCAACCTGGGCCAGTACAGCGTGCTCCTCATCGGCCTGCGCGGGCAACCCGATCTCGCCGCGCCGGCCCGGCCGGTACGCAGTCCGGACGACGTGCTGTTTCTGGCGCCGTACTCTGAGGAGTTTGCCGCCATCGACGCCTTCGAGACGGATCCGGCCTCGCCGCTGTTTGGGCAGCCGGCGCGCTACAAGGTCAATTTTACGCGTGGCACGACGTCCACCTCCCGCACGCTGCCGCGCAAGGAAGGGTTCGTGCACGCCAGCCGCGTGCTGCACGTGGCGGAAGACTGCCTGGACGACGAGGTGTACGGCATTCCACGGCTGGGTCCGGTGTTTGACCGGCTCGATGACTTACTGAAGGTGGTGGGGGGGAGTGCCGAGTTCTTTTTTCGTGGGGCGCAGCGATTGATCGGTCTTGAAGGGCGGGACAACTACCACCTGCAGGATGGGGACGAAGCCGTCTTCATGAAGGCCATTGAGGACTTCCAGAACCACCTCAAAGATTATATCCGCGTCGAGGGGGCCACGATCAAACCGCTCGACGGAAGCGCGGCCTCTCCACGGGATCATTTTGACATTCTGATCGACCTGATTGCGGGCACGACGGGCATTCCCAAGCGCATCCTGACAGGAAGTGAAAGGGGGGAACTCGCGTCTACAACCGACCAGGAAAATTGGTTGCAACGTGTGAGTCGTCGCCAAACAACATTCGCAGAGCACCAGATGCTGCGTCCCTTGATTGACCGGCTGCTGCTGCTGGGGGCGCTGCCTGCGCCGGCGCAGCCGTACCAGGTGATCTGGGAGAATTTGTTCGCGTTATCCGCTGAGAAGCAGGCCACGGTGGCCAAAGACATCGCCACGGCGCTCGCGCAGTATAGCGGTGGCATGGCGGAGACGGTGGTGCCACCGGAGGAATTCCGGAGCACGTACCTCGGGTTGCCACCGGAGTCTGAGTACGAGACGCCCGAGACCAGCCCGGGGCCAGAGGAACTGTAGCCCATGCCCCTCACCCTCACCGTCGCCGAAGCCGCGCCGCGTTTTGCCGACACGTCGTCGCGCGTGCCGGCCTGGCGACGACTGCACGCCGAAGCCGACCGTCTCTACCCACAGCTCCGCACCGTGTGGCAGACGATCTTCCGTGACGTCCGCACCCACGTCGATCAGGCCGCCCTGGAAGACGCCTTGGCACGCGGCAGCCTCGTCACCGCCGAGACGCTGGTACGGGCCTCATGGGAGCGCTACGGCGACCGGGCCGCGCGGGAGGTCCTGCCCGTGCTGCTCAGAGAGACGGTGGAGCGGACCGCCGAGGCCCTCATCCCGGAGACCAGCCGGACCCTGGAGAGCCGCGTCGACGTGCAGTTCAATGTGCGGCTGCCGGAAACGCAGCAGGCCATCAGTCAGTACGCCGGAGAGCAGATTGTGGGCATCAGTGAGACCACCATGCAGGCGGTACGCGAGGTGCTGCTGCAAGGGGTCAACGCAGGCCTGCCCCTGACGCAGCAGATGCAGGCCCTGGAAGACATCGTGGGCCTAACGCCACGCCAGGCGGAAGCGGTGGAACGGTTACGGGCCAGACTCACCGCCGAAGGGCGCAAACCGTCGTCCATCGAGCGGCAGGTGCAGGCGGCGACCAGGCGGGCGCTCAGGCTTCGAGCCGAGAGCATCAGTCGTACGGAGAGCATCACCAGTGCGGCTCTCGGCCAGGATCTCTTGTGGCGCCAGGCGATGCAGCAAGGGCTCCTCGACCGGGACCGGTTCAGAAGAATCTGGATCGTGACACCGGACGACCGGCTCTGTCAGCGGATTTGCGGACCTATTCCTGGCATGAATCCCGGTGGCGTGCCGCTGGGCGTGCCGTTTCAGACCCCCATCGGGCCAGTCATGTATCCTGCGGTGCATCCGCTGTGCCGCTGTGCCGTGAGTGGGAGGGTCACTGATGCCTGATCACACGCTCTCGCTCATGGCCATCCTTCAGCGGCATGGGGTGACCCGAGAGGTCCTCGAATTCTGGGTGCATGTGCTGGAGAGCCGTACGAACGGCAGCGTGACGTTTCACCACAACGAGCAGGGGTATCTGGGGAAGTGCGAACTGCGGCTCGCGGGGCAGCCCGTGGAGATGGAGAGCAGTTTGCGTTTGACAAATCTGTTGACGTCGCCGATACTTCGCCAAAATTGTCGCTCCTCCTAGAGGGGTGGACGCGCCTCTGGAACGCACCAAGCGCCACTATCCTGGCACAACGCCGGATGGTGGCGCTTTTTTTTTGCGAGACACGCATGCCACGATCCACACGCCGCCTCAGTCTGCAGACAGCCCTCACAGTCCAACCACAGCGCCTCACCCAGAATCAGCGCGAGTACGTTGTCGCGCCTTGCATCATGATCGTGGAAGGTGTGCTTAACGGCGGGCTCGTGCCCGGCGACGAAATCCGCGCCTGTCATTGGGACGGCATCCCCCTGGTGATCAACCATCCGAGGGCCGACGATGGCACGCCCATGAGCGCGAATGCACCCGAGGTGCCGAGCGTGGGCCGTGTCTACCGGACGCAGTACCTCACGCTCCAGCAGCAGACCCATGCGCTCACACGTGCCCAGGCGGAATTGTGGCTGGACGTGGCGCAGGTGCAGGCTCTTGGTGGCGAAGCGGTGCAAGCGCTCCAGATGCTGGAGACGCAGAATCCCTTAGAGGTCTCGACGGCCTTCTATAGCTACGCCGAACCGACGCGCGGCAGTTTCTACGGAGTCCCTTATACCGAGATTCACCATGAGCTTCTTGCGGACCATCTCGCCTTATTACCCAACAGTATTGGGGCCTGCTCATGGGGGGACGGCTGTGGGTGTCCACGCCTGAATCAGGAGGAAACGCCTATGGAGAAAACCGGAGTGCGTGCCTGGTTCGGGAAACTGCGCCAGTTTATGCACGCTGCAGATGCGCATCTGGTGACCCACACCACGGATACGGATGTGAGGGAGGCGCTGTACGGCGCGATCGCCCGTGAGATGGGCATGGATCTCACCCCGGTGTTCATCGAGTCCTTAGACATGGCCAATCAGACCTTTACATACCGACAAGGCGAACGGCTCTTGCAACGTTCCTGGACGGTCGAAGACGGCCAGATCGTCCTCACCGACGGCGCGCAGGACGTGCAGCGTACGACGACGTATACCCCCGTTACCCAAGCGCAGGAGGACCCTCCTATGGCCACTGAGGCGGTGCACACGCGTGTCACGGCGCTCATCACCAATACGCACACGCCATGGACGGAGCGCGACCGCGTCGTGCTCGAAACGATGAGCGAGGCGCAACTCGCCCACCTCGAACCCGACCAGGCCGCGCTGGCCGCGCTGCATGCGCAGGAAACCCGCAAGACAGAGCTCGTCACGGCGCTCGTGGGGAATCCCTGGTGCGGGCTCAGCGAATCGACGCTGAAGCATCTGAGCGTCGAGGACCTCGAAAAGCTCACGGCCATGGGGCCGCAGGAGGCCTCGTACGCTGGGCAGGGGCTGCCTGCGGGACGCCAGCAGGACGGCAGCCCGCCTCCGCCGCTCAACACCCTGGAGGAAGTCGTCAAATTACAACGCGAGATGGGCCTGCGCGTTTAGGAGTCTCTATGCCCCACACCATTGTCCTGTCGGATGCCTATGTCACGCCTGACGAGATGCCGTGTAGTGCGGCCATCATGCCAGGCCACCTTGTCGAGGCGGTCCCGACCGGTCTGCGGCCGCACGCCACGGCCGACGGCCTGGCCCGGCCCGCCTTTGCGATTGAATCGCTGGTCCCGGCCCCACGCGGCACGGCCACCGAACCGATTGCGACGCCCTACGCCAGCGGGGATGCGGTCCGCTGGATCATTGCGGCGCCGGGGATGCTCCTCTATGCCCTGGTGCCGGCGGCCGCCGCCGCGATTGTCAAGGGCGATGCGTTGGTAAGTGCCGGCGATGGGACCCTCAAAAAGGTCGGCGCCACGCCGGTGGTGGGCTCCATTGTCGCCCTGGCCGAGGAAGCACTCAACAATAGTGGCGGTGGCACGCCGGCGCGGATCAAAGTCCGCGCCTATTAGGAGGGTCGCATGCCGCTCGAAGATACCGACGATCTGCAAATACTCTCGCTCCAGGAGTTTGCCGCCTCCTCGCTCGCGGCACGGTTTCTCAAAAGTGGGCTGAACGCCTCGGCGCTCCGGACCAATAATTTTCTGCTGCCAGGCGACTGGGAAGCGATTGACCGCCGTGTCGTCGCGGTCTCCGCGACGATCTTGAACGGTATCGCGGATCTGCGCGCCGCTGGCCTGACCATCGCGACGGGCGGCCTGGGGGCGATGCTCAGTCTCTATGCGCGCGCCAGCGATATGGGGCCGGCCTCCGTCAATATGAGTCCTGACGTGGATATCGAAGAGGACCGCATTGACTATCAGACCATGGCCGTGCCCGTGCCGATTATCGCCAAGGCCTTTCGCATCAATATCCGGGAACTGGCGGCCTCCAGGGCCAACGGGGGCGGGCTCGATACCAGCCATGCCGACACGGCCACGCGCAAAGTGGCGGAAAAGCAAGAAGAGATGCTCTTTAAGGGCTCTCCCACCCCTGTGCAAGGCAATCCGATCTATGGGTATTTGAATCATCCGGATCGCAACACCGTGTCCGGGGCCGATTGGGCCACGCCCACCAATATCTATGCCAATGTGCTCTCGGCCATTGCGGCGATCAATAGCGATGGCTATACCGAGCAATCCGGGCGCTATCGGCTCTACCTCCATAGCGATCAATATACTGAGGCGATGAATTGGGTCCCAAACACGGCCCAGCCGATTATGAACACGCTGCTGCAACTCCCCGGCTTTGGCCCGGGCTCGATCAAAATTGCGCAGACGATCCCGAGCGGGCAGGGCGTCCTCGTCAATCTGAACAGCAATGTCGTGGATCTGGCCGTCGGGCAGGACACCCTCCCCGTCGAGTGGGATACGCGCGGCGGCATGGTGACGCGCTATCTCATCTTTAGTTGTCTGGTGCCCCGTGTCAAATCGACCTATGACAAAAAATCTGGCATTGCCCATTTGTCGGGCATCTAGGAGCGGGTATGCCGGCCTATCGGGTGAGCAATAAACCCCTGGTACGCACGACGTTTCTCACCGAGACCGTGCTGGATGCCAACAAAAACCCCTTTACGTATCGGACACGGGGGCCGGATCTCCTGCTTGAGGTCGGGACGGTCCTCGAGGACGTCACGGAAGCCGAACTGGCCGCCTTTGGTGATCGCCTGGAGCCGGTCATGGACGCACCCGCACCAGCGGCAGAGACGCCTCCAGACGAGGGCGCCAGCACCAGCACGCGCAGCCGCCGCTAGGAGCCCACGATGCCCGCCGTGACCGTGGAGGACGTGCGGCTCATCTGTCCGACGGCACTCAGTGACGCGCAGGTCGAGGCCTGCATCACCATGGCCACGAGCTACGTCACGCCGCTGCTCGGGCCGCAGAGCCTGGACGAGCAGCTCCTGTGGGCCATCACGACGCAGCTCTCGGCGCATTTCGTGTGTGTGGCGGACCCGCGCGCCACCAGCATCAGCGATGCCGATACCAGCGTGAGTCTCCAGCGCGGCAAAGCCGGCAGCGGGTTTGACTCCACCCAGTATGGCCAGATGGCCCTGGCGCTCGATCCCACCGGCACACTCAGGGATGCGCAGACGACGCAGCGTATGGTGATCAAGCTGTACTAGGAGGGGGCTATGCTCTCCCAGGCCGTGATGGACATCCTGGCGCAGCACGCCGTGGGGATGTACGGCACACTGATGGAGGAGGTGACGTACCTGGCCAGAAGCACGCCGACCGACACCCCGACGCCGCACCCCGTGCAGGCCAAATGCCGCGCCTACAGTGCACGGGAGCTGCAAGCTGAGGTCTTAGAGCTGATGGATCAGGAGTGCCGTATCCAGACGGCGCTCCTGACGTGGCAGCCGAGTCATTATGACGAGATCCAGCGAGCCGACGGCACGCGCTGGATGGTCCTGGCGTGGCGGGACGGGGGAGGACATCCCTGGCTGAAGCTGCAGATACGGCAGGTGGGCTGATGGTTCAACAATCCATCACGTTGCGTCTGAAGGTCCCAGACATCCCGCTCCTCGCTCCGGAGCAGAGCCGGGCCATCCTCTACCGGGAGGCCGCAGCGGCGGTGCAGACCATCGTCGACACCATGGCCACGGAAGTCCGGCAACGCACCCCCGTAGGAGCGACCGGCATCTTGCGCGCCGCGATCACGGCACGGGTGACCACCGGCACATCCCTCAGCGCCGCGATTCGTGGCGAAGTGTTCAGCTCGTCGCAAGCGCCCTACGCTTCTGCCGTCGAGTACGGCACGGGGCCGCACTGGGCGCCGATCGGGCCGCTCCTGCTGTGGGCCAGGCGGGTGCTGGGCAACGAACGGGCGGCCTACGCCGTGCAGCGCGCCATCGCCAGGCGGGGGACGCGGGCGCGGTTCATGTTTCGGGATGGTTTCAACGCGGTGCTGCCACGCATCCCAGGGATCTTCGAGCAGGCCATGGCCAGAGCCGCCAGGCTCCTGCAGGGAGGACCGTAGTTGTGCCACTCGCTGCCATCATGCAGGCGCTGCTCGAGCCCCTCCAGGCCATTCCTGCCATCGGGCAGGTCTATCCCTATGAGCGTATCGCCCTTGATCCTACGGCCATCAACGGGGCACTAGGCCCCATCCAGACGTTGTGCTACTGGTGCCTGTCGCGGGCCTCGACCACCGAGCAGTGGCGCGGCAATACCAGCGTGGAGCGCGTGCACCGGGTGCGGCTCAGGGGGTACATGGCGGTGGACGATGTGCACGCCTCAGAACGCGTCTACCAGGAGCTGCTGGATCAGGTCCTGGATACCCTGAGCACCGTGGTCGACGTGCCAGGGAATGCCGAGTATCTCAGCGCACCGTGGCTGGAGCGGCAGGAAGCGCGGCTGCTCGCGGAGACGATCCCGGTGCACTTCAGTGAGACGATGGTGCTGGTGTCCGAGTATGTGCTGCTCGAGCCCGTACCCCAGGTGGCTGGCATGCTGGAGACCTATCGAGCCCTGGCGGATTGGCTCGTGAGTCAACTTGGCACGCTGCCAGACATCGGCCAGGTCCATCCCTACGAGCGGCTTGTGGTGACGCCAGAGCAGGCGGGAGCGGTATTCGGCCCTGCCTCAGCGCTCCGGGCCTGGACGGTGACCCGGGACAGTGCACCGGGCGAGCGGCTGCCGGGATTGGAGGAGCGGGGCCAGGACCGGGTGATGCTTCGGGGCTCTCTCACGGTTGACGACCCGCAGGCCTCCGAACTGGTCATGCAAGATCTGCTTGAGCAGATTGCCACGCTGCTACGGCCATCGCATACGGTGGGACTCCTGGATCGCGTCGGGCCGCTGCAGATTGAGGAGGTGGGCCACACGATGCTCGGGCAGACGCACCTGGTGCATCTGGCGCAGTGCAGCCTGCCCGTCGAAACGTTTGCGCTCGCCACTACTCCATAGGAGACGCGTATGGCTGCACCGCCAACTGTGACCAGTATCGGGTATCGGACAAGAATCGGGGTAGGGATTGAAGACCCGTATGGCACGCCCGTCCTGACCACGCAGGTCCTGCCCAGCACAAGTGAGTCTCTGAACGACGTGTACGCCGAAATCCCGGATGACTCCCTGCAAGGGTCCCCGACACAGGGCACCCCGGAGCAAGGCAATTTCTCGGCCAGTGGCGATGTCGTCGTGCCGATGCGGTACCTCAATGAGTTTGTGCTGCTCAAGCATTTCTTTGGGCTGTTCGACACCGGCCGCTACGATCTGCTGGATTCGTTGCAAGGCCAGGGCTTAACGGTCGCTATCGATAAGCAAGTAGCGGGGGTCTGGGAATATAAAGGCAGCAAAGCCACGCAGGTGGTGTGGACCAGCAATGCCGATGGCGTTGAGCTGCAAACCAGTCTCATCCCTGGAGGTCTCACACTCAATGCGACGCTGAACACGCATGACCATCTCGTGGGTCTGGTGCAAGATGCCAAGCGTCTGCTGCATCACCATCTACGGTTACTCATGGGCACCCAGGACCACGCGCTGACGTTTCCGGCCGATGACCTGTGCGTGTCCGAATTGACGCTGACCCTTGGAAGGCCAATGAGTGAAGTCTATACCAATTGCAGCCAGTCACCATTAGAACCAATCGAAGAGGATTTTTTATCCCTGCGTCTGGCCCTGACCTTTCCCCGCTTCACCAGTAACGAGGAACAACTCTTAAGCTGGCGCCAGGACTATACGAGGTTACAAGCAGACTTGTTGTACACACATCCAACGACCGGGCAAACAAAAAGACTCGTTCTCCCAAACCTCGTGTTGGTGACTGCCCAGGCCCCAACCACCGGCCCTGGCGCGCGGACGCTTAGTGTCGAGGCGTCCATCTCCCGTGGCGATGACGTGACCACGACCACCGCCGCCACGTTTGCCGCTGCGGACAACTCCATCACGCTAGGGACAGGCACTTTCCCTCACCTGGCTCCGGGAGCACAGTTGACTGTCAGCGGTGCAACCACTGCGGGCAATAATGGGACATTCAAGGTGGTGACGTGGACCGCAACCAAGGTCACGCTTGCCACCCCACCGACCCTCGTGGATGAGGCAGCGGGAGCGTCAGTAAGTATTGCGACGTCGAACCCGATCATTTACATGACTGAATCATGATGAGTTCTTTTTCTTTGCTGGTGCAATGGTGAGAAGGAGGGGTTGCACAGAGGACAGTGGTGGTCCTGCATGTTTCTTAGAATTGCGTCAGATACCCCATAGCTGAAGCGAGGGGCTTGTCGCTGGCTTACAGCCAGCCGAGGGTAGCCCGGCTGGCACGCTCGACCTTGCACAGTGTACCACCGTGCGTTG